TTCGCTGCTTACTCTTGACGAATACAGAAAATACAGAAGCCTGATCCCAAACGAAGGGTATTGCTGGTGGTTACTTACTCCATGGAGTACGCCGTGCAACGAATATTATATGTGGACTGCCGTTGTTCTTTCGTCTGGCTACGTCGACATCTATGGTTGCTACGGCAGCTGCAGTGTCCGCCCGGTTTGTATCTTTTCCTCATCAATCTTCGCAGAAGAAATTAAGCAGTAAAAAATTATTAAAAGGAGAAAGCTAATGAGTAATTATGTAAAAGCCCGATACGAGGGCAGTAAAAGAAGCTATTGTTTTGCAGCAGAGGAAGATTTAAAGCCAGGAGACGAAGCAGTAACTCCAAACGGCACAAAAGTCACAGTAGTAGACGAGCCAGTAGACCTTTCATGGATAGAAGCCTATGGAAGAAGCAATATCAAGACACTTAAAAGAGTGCCAGAAAACAATAAAATTGAACAAGGAGAATAATTATGAGTGAGAGATTTGAGATATGTGCTGGAGAACGTATAGGAATGATTGCTATTAAAGACAATCAAACCAAAGAAATGGGATTGGGACTTTTCAAAAGTAGAGATGACCTTAGTTTTTTGGAAGCACTCAGAGACGCTGCGCAGGAATTACTAGATGTATTAAAGGCTGACAAGAATAATGACACAGACAGTGCAGAGGACACAGAGCCGGAGCAGGAAGAGAAAAAGCAGCCAGTTCCTTACAATGGCACATTCGAAGTTGTAAAAGGCGATGACAAGCTTTTCCCGACAGGGTTGAAGTTTAAAGTGGTACAAGGCGAAATATCATATTTTTCAGGCGATTTAGCAAAAGACGCTATCGCACTCGTGATGTTTAGCAGTTTTACACTTAAATCATTTAAGGAATTGAGTGAGTTATTAAACAAGATACATATCAAGGTTAAGGAAGTCAAGGAGGGCAAGGAATAATGGCAGCAGCTAAAGCAGAAGCATTAAGTGCAGGAAATCAGCAGGCCAGTTTAATTGTAAATAATGGCCTTATTGATGGGCTTGTACGCCAATTAAAAGAGAAAGAGAACTTTGGCTTGGCATTTCCAAAAGACTACAACGTAGCAAATGCATTAACTGGAGCGTATCTGATATTAAAAGAGACTGTTGATAAAGATAAACGTCCGGTTCTTGAAAGCTGCTCACAGGCTAGTATTGTAAATTCACTTATGGAGATGGCCACATTGGCGCTCAATGTTAATAAAAAACAAGGATATTTTATTGCTTACGGAGGAAAGTGCCAATTCCAGAAATCTTACTTTGGAAATATCACATTGGCAAGACGTAATGGTTTAAAGAAGATCAGTGCAGAGATCATCTATGAGGGCGATACATTTAAGTATCACATTGTTAATGGTGAGAAAGTTATTGATGAACACACACAGGACTTCATGAACATTGATAATGACAAGATAAAAGGTGCTTATGCTGTCGGAACAATGATAGATGGAAGCCAGATAGTAGAGATCATGAATATTAACCAGTTGAAGAAAGCATGGAATCAGCGAATGGGCGGATTAAAAGAGGATGCTGCCAGTACACACACAAAATTTAAAGATCAGATGTCAAAGAAAACTGTAATCAACCGTTTGTGCAAAATGATCGCAAATACGAGTACAGATGGTAATATTTCTGAGATATCCGACAGACTTGATCAGTTTGAGGACATTTCTCCAATTGAAATTGAGCAGGAAAATGTTGCATATGAAATTAAAAATGAAGCAAATTCAGAAACATTTGTTGAGCCTGTAACTGGAAATCGAGAGTTAAAAGCTGATGCAGACGGTCAGCAGGAACTTCCGGCGTTTATGCAGTAGGGAGATAGCCTATGGACGAAATTAAATGGAGAATAGAAGGGATTTTCAAAGCCAATGCCGCAAAGTGCCTGGATGAAATCGGAAGAGATACAGAGATAACGCCAGAACAAGTGCTTGAGAAAGCAAGAGACGAACAGTCAGAGCTTCATAAGTGCTTTGAATGGAATGATAGCATAGCAGCAGAGAAATATCGCTTGCAGCAGGCAAGACAGCTTATTCAGTTCTTTGTGGTTGTACCAAAGCAGGACAATAAACCACCTATTAGACACTTCCAGATCACAAGTCAGAGAAATGTGTATATGCCAACAACGCATTTTGCAACACAACCTGACGAGTATCAGAAGTTGCTGCAGAGGGCTTACGCAGAGCTGAGAAGTTTTCAAAATCGGTATAAGTCGCTTTCTGAGTTAGAGAGCGTATTTGAAGAAATCGACAAGATAGCCGTCTAAACAGTTTTAATGCTTAATTCGAGTGTTCTGTGGATGGTGTAACGGTATGCACCATCCGAGAAAAGAAATGGCTCATATATCAAAACATAACAGGACAGGACAGAACATAACACGACACAACAACACAAAACATTGCATCATTCATAGAGCATTCGAGTTAAGTAAATTTTATGAGCTAACACGAGGTAGTAAGTAAATTGGTGTCCTATCGCCAAAACGGGGAGAAAGAGGCTTTATATGACTAGAGTATTATGGGTAAGCAGACACACAATGACACAGGCACAGGAGGCAGACCTTCGCCGCATCTACGGCGAGATTGAGGTAAAACAGTTCGCAGACAGTGTTGAGTCTGCAAAGCAGGTAACAGAGCTTGGCGCTGACTGTGATGTATTGGCAGTAGTCCTTCCTCCAGCATTCTTAGCGGATCTCACAAATCCGCGTGTAAATCAGAAACCCGTGATTCGCGCGATTGCTAACCGCGTAGCAACTGGACACACAGTAGTCAACCCGGCAACTGGTGTCGAGGAACCAGAAATGAAGTTTGAGCACGTCGCCTGGGAGCGTGTCATCAAGGTTGAGATTATAACTGAGAAGCTATAAAAATCTCAGCCCAGCAAGGCAAAACAAACTTTACGTTGGCCTAACGGCTATACGGGCTGATTGGGAAGATATAGAAAAAGGTAGAACATAACGCAAAAACAAAAGGTATCCATTCTGTATGTGGCATAAGCCATAAAGCATAGGGTAGCACATAATAGCAGAGCACAGCACCTAACATAACAGTACAGCACATAACACAACACAGCACTGTAAATTTCTTGTGTCGCGTACCGAGTGGATACCAACAAAACAAACTGGTAGCATTTGCAGGCAGCATGAGTTGCCAATCATCACAAAACAAGACAGCACATAACAGGACACGACATGACATAACACAACATCACACGACATCGCATTTCATGTTGTCTGCAAGTGTTACCAGAACACTTGAAGCTTCCGTTTGAGACGCGGCATGAGCCGCAGAAAATAACATATGACAGTACAGCATATCACACAGCAGCACAAAATAGCACATAACATTGCATCACAACGTTCATGACGCGCCTCGAGCGAAAGCTTAGACCAAAACAAAAAAGGAGAACACAAATTATGACAAAGAAGGAAGAAACACAGGTTATCGAATTGAAACCGTTAAGCATCAAACAGGCAAGAATTACTATTGCAGGTGATGGGGACCTGGTGCTTAACAAAATGAATGATTGTAACGCCAGGAAGCTTACCGACGAGAGAAAGAACAAGGCTAAGGACACAGCAGCTACAAATGTGTGGGAAGAAGTGATCACATCTATGCACTGGTATGGTGGAAAGCCTACAGACTTCACAGAGGAAGGTTTGAGAGAAGCACTGACCAACAATGCACCGTGCATTACAGCATTTGGCTTGAAAAAATCATTTGGACAGGCTGTTGTTCAGAACAAGATTGACACTTACGCAACTAAGTTCAATGCCGCTGTAAATGTCATTGCGAAGGGCAATCTGGTTCCGATCAAGTTTGCAGAGCATTTCATTGATGAAAAGCTTATGTCACCAAAGAAAGGTGCTCCAGTACTTGTACGGCTGAATAGATTCAGCGGATGGAGTGCAACATTCACCATTCAATATACAGAGAATGCGTATTCTCTGGAACAGATTTTAAACATTATTCGTCTTGCAGGTTTTGGAAACGGAATTGGAAGTGGAAGAACAAGTGGATATGGTCGTTACCACATTGAAAGCGTTGAGGGATGAATGACATAGAACTTGAGAGAGGAGTTTTTTCAGATGATTCTAACGTGCTTAGCCAGCGGCAGTTCTGGTAATTGCTATGTTTTAAAGGATAACAAAGGCAAGATGCTTCTTCTTGATGCAGGAATCCCGATCATGAAGATCAAAAAAGGATGCGGTTGGAAGGTATCTGATATTGTTGGATGCGTTGTCACACACAAGCACAGAGATCACTCGGAAGCAGTAAGTGATCTGGAAGAAATGGGAATCCCAGTCTACAAACCTTATGAAGATAACTCCTATATCGGTGGATATGGTGATTTTAGAATTGTATCAGTTCCGATGAATGATGTGCATGGGCACTTCAAACATACTGATGCAGACGGTACAGAGTGTCCGTGCTATGGATTCATCATCGAGCATCCAGAGATGGGGCGAATGCTCTACATTACTGATACAGAGTTTGTAAGGTGGCGATTTAAGGACATTAGCCACATACTGGTGTCTTGCAATTACCAAAAGAAGTACATTTCAGAGGATGTCACTGGTAAACGATTGCATGTCATTAAGGGGCATATGGAGCTAGAAACGTGTGCAGGCTTTATAGAAGCCAATACAACAGACACACTCCAGAACGTCATTATTTGCCATTTAAGCGCAAATAATGCAGTGCTGGAAGAAATGGTTACAAGAATAAAAGAAGTCGCAGGAATGGCAAATGTGGACGTTGCAGAAGCAGGTAAGATCTGGCAATTGTTTAATTACGAAACATGTCCGTTCCGGTAAGAAAGGAAAAGCAAATGAGCAATAAAGAAGCAGTGAAGATATTAAAAAAGAAACTTGATACTTGCACCAGAGCAACTGAGCAAGCCTTGAAGAAAAAGGACTACAAGGCAGTTGAAAAATCAATGAGAACCGCGTTTGTATTCATGAAGGCACATAGCGCTCTTAAAAAGCAGATTTCACAAAAACTGGTTATTCTAGCAGACAAGAACGCATGTAGCTGCTCTGTATGTGGAAACATCATAAATGATTGCCTTGCTTCCTATTGTTCAAAATGTGGACAGAAGATTGATTGGGAGGATTGTTAAATGTCTATTGCAAAAAGTGATGAAATAAAAAACCTTTTGGTTAGCAATAGTGAATTGATGGTTACGACAGCATATCCACATACCTATTGTCGTGTAGTACCCCTACAAACGGCATGTGAAATAGTCAACAACATTCTCGAAAACAGAGACATGCATAAAACAATTGCAGAAGAACCAGTCATCTGTGCATCAAACGAAAATGTATACGAATGGTATTGCCCGACATGTGGCACACGGTATGAATCAGAAGCAGGAGTTTGCGTACACTGTCCATACTGCGGGCAGAAGATAGATTGGAGCAATTATGATTCTGAATGAAATTTTAAGGCTTATGAAATGCTTTCCTGGCAGCAGTATCAACAGCAACGGATACTTGCTTTTAAACAAGCAGCGTTCTGGTTTTTCCATAGCTGACATTGAGAGTGAGGAAGATCTTAAATGTAAATTGCTTGAATATGTATCAAGGGACGCTTGCAAAACAATGGTTTATCAGCAACACATAAGGAACGTAAGATTCTGGAATAGAACACGAAAGGGTATAAACCAGTATCTGCAGACGAATTTTTCTGACGATGACATGCTTGATATATACCAGTACTTAGGCAATGGTATCAGGCACAAGCTCACTAAAGAGTTTGTAGAAGGTGGATATGATCTAAAACTGATAAAGGAGGCACAAGATGAACGAGATTGAGATCGGAACTCCTGTCTATCACGTAGAGGAATACCGATTAACCAACTATGAATTAAAGCAGAAAGGATTCGAAGGGTTCGACAACTACGGACTTGAAGTTGTTGAATCGGTTGTTATAGCCGTGACAGACACACATTTTGATACGACAACCAAAAAACGTGACATCGGAAGCAATACGAATAATATACATCATTGGGAGAGATTAGCGCTTGGAAGAGCTGTATTTCTGAGTAAAGAAGAAGCTGCAGAAGAAGCTGATAACCGTGCGCATGATATCCAGTTAGGATATCACTGCTCAAAATTTAGCCAGCGACCAATGTATAAGAATTGGCTACACTGGCAAGATACAGCTAAGGCAAAGGCACCTAAAAAACAAACAGGTCATAGATCAAACTTTGTCGCGAAAAAAACTACACTTCCAGAGGAGCTTTACATTGCCTGGAGGGATGGAAAGTTAACCGGACCAGAAGGTGCAAAGAAGATAGGTGTTTGCGTCACGACTTTTGAAAGATATGCAAGAGAAGAGCTTGCGAAGAGAGGTGATAGGCATACCGTCAAAACTGGCAATAAAGTGCCACCAAAGCCTTTGCCACCAATGTTTGATGAATGTTTCGAGCAGTGGAAGCTCGGATTGCTCTCAGGCGAAAAGGCAGCTAGACAATGTGGGATATCACATACAACATTCCGTAAATATGCAAATATCCGTCTAAAAGAGATTGGAGAGCAGAGGAAGGGAATCCAGAGAGGAGTGATTCTTCCGCCAAACTTTACAGACGTATATCTGGAATGGGAGAAAGGGGGCATTGGATACAACGAAGCTGCAAAGAAATGTGGTCTTGAATACTACACATTCAGATACTACGCAGAGAAAAGATATAACGAAAGAATGGACGCAGGGGTGTTCCAGTATTAAAAGAAAGAAGGGCTTCAAAGTGAAGAAAAATCGGCAAGTCTTACTAGCTGAAAAGTTAATTGTGCCTACGCTTGCTTTTGAACATAACATGACAGAAAAAGAAAGAAAAAATCTTCTCAAAGCTATGCGAACAATGTTTAAATTGAAGATTAAGCAGGCAATAAGACCAGAGGAAGAACTTATGTATACTCTTACAAGGCAGAGGGAACTAGGAATGAGAAAGAAAAGAATAAAACTTTAAAGAAAGAGGTGTTCCAGTTCTGATCAATATGATTCTAGGCGTAAAAATCAAAGAGATATAGTGCAGAAAGGAAGACGTGAAAATGACACAGAAGGAGCTGAGAAAGAAGTACATGCAGATCGTTAAGACCGAGGTATATCCGTGTAGCAGAGAAATGCAGGAGTTTTCAAAAAAGAAGATGTGGCTACATTGTAGAGCTTACAGACGGTAAGATCATCAGATTATACAAGCCAAGAAAGCATGTTCCGTATGATTTCACTGAGATTATGGACAAAATTACCAGATTAACGTTGTGCCTTGAAGGCTTCTACGGGTGCAAGACATTTGTGCAGTATTTCGCATCATCAGACGATTGCGATCTGGTGCAAGAAGTTACATATTCTGGTGTAGAGCCAGAGTGGATGAAAGAAAAGGCAGCCAGAGGGCAAGAAAGAAATAGTGAAGATATCCAGAGAATCATTGATGGCTATAAGTATCTGCTGATGAAATACAAGGTTGGAGGTAAAAAGAAATGAAAGTAACTAACATTTTACACGAAATTGCAGAAGTAGTGCTGATTGAAGAGAGCAAAAATAATTTCCCACCAACGATTACAGAAGCGTTGAAATTAGGCAATCTTCTTGCCTACACCAACTTAATCAAAATATACACTTTGATTGATGCACTTGTTTTTACTAGCACTAACATTGATTGTAACGGACAGCCTTATATTAGTGGCATAGAGTCTATCACTATCGGAAATTTTAAAATTTATGATAATGGAGAATTGCAAAAAGATCAATTCGAAGCAGCTCTTGAAATGTTTAATGGCTGTGAAATTTAGTTAAATTACAGCTTTGCACAGATTGCCTGATGGGTATACAGGTTCGATTGCTGCACGGAGTGGATATTTCCGTTTTGGAAACCACCTTAAAAAGATAAAGCCAGAGATCACGCTGAAAAGCGTATTAAATAAATTTAGGAGGTTCAGTATGAACAAAGTAATTTTAATGGGTAGACTTACCCGTGACCCAGAAGTGCGTTACTCACAGGGCGCACAGCCCCTTGCAATCGCCAGATATACATTGGCAGTAGATCGCAGAGGTAGCAAGCAGGGCGAACAGTCAGCAGATTTTATCAACTGTATAGCGTTCGGAAAGAGTGGCGAGTTTGCCGAGAAGTATTTGCATCAGGGAACCAAGATCGTTATCACAGGTCGTATCCAGACCGGAAGCTACACAAACAGAGACGGTCAAAAGGTCTATACCACTGATGTGGTTGTCGAGGAGCAGGAGTTCACAGAAAGCAAAAAGAATACACAGCCAGCTCCAGAACCAGCACCTGCAGGTGGATATGAAGGTTTTATGAATATTCCGGATAATGTGGAAGATGAAGGACTGCCGTTTAACTAAAAAAGAAGGGAGAGGTTTGAGGTGATTATTGTAAGACAAGATAGAAATGCTTTTTACAACTGGGACAATGTAGTTGACATTTACATTAACGGACTTTCAAAAACAGAAATATTATTAAAACACGTTAAAGGCTCAAACGAGTCGACTGATTACCCAATTGGCAAATATAAGAACGCAGAAAATGCCAAGGCAGCATTCGAGAAACTTATAGAGAACATTTTAAAAGAGATTCCACTTGTTGTTGTGCGAACCGATGAAGAAATTGAGAAAAGCATTCACCAGGAGGACAGAAATAGCAATTGAAAAAATATTTAAAAGAAATAAAAGAAGAAGCTACACTTTGCCAAAAGTACATAGATGAGTGCAATATATTCGCGCCTAAAAGTGAGTATGAAAAGCTTGCCTTGAAGATTGCTTCTAGCTGCGAACAGACTTTATCGGCACTTGCGGATGAAATCAAGAAAGGCGGATGGATTTCCGTTGAGGAAGCAATGCCAGAGGAACACGACAGTATATTTGCAAAGTTCAAAGGGACTGACAAGTGGTGCAATTCGTTTTGGGAAAAAAATTCAAACACCGTTTTAGTAGTACTAGTCAATAATCATGATGAAGATAATTTTGTAGTTGGAACAGGTAAAACCATTAACGGTGAGTGGACGACAGTACCAATGCTACTTAAAGGCAGAATGCATGTTGCTTACTGGATGCCGTTTCCAAAATTTGAACCGAAGGAGGTTAAGTGTGAACAAGAATGACTTATCTAATGTGATTACGGATTCATTTAAGTCAAATGCTATTTTTCAATATGAAAATACTTGTGGAAAAACAACTAAGATTCCTGCGGCAGAAACAGATTTGAAAGCTTTGGCTACTTTAATGTCATCATTGCTAGATCAAGTGGCGCAGGATGACCCAGATATTTATAACAAATTAAGCGAAAATCCTAGTATTGATATAACTATCAAAGGCGAGGATTTATTAAAAGTTTTTGGTGGATTAACGGAGGTATAAAAATGTCAATGGTATCAAGTTTTAGTTCAAAAGATGATAAAGCAGTTGTAGCACGCATCCATAGTGCCCTTGCAGCTACAATTCTTCACGATTTTCTTGTTAGAACAGCTAGTAAAAAAATGGAAGAAGAGAAGTTTGGCGAAGCAGAAGTAGCACTTCACGACGCGAATGAGCTTGCAGCAGCCATGGAAGAAGCCTTCGAGGAAGAATCCAATGGATAAAGAAGGATGGTGCAGACCTAAAGTATGGCGCCAGTATATATTTGGCGATCAATGTTGGATAAGTTGCTTGCCACAGCAAAAGTGGCAGTTTAAGCGCGAGGAAGGAGGGGGAGTTGCCATTTTTAGCGAAAAACGGCACATTTTGTTCCGAGTCGCAGCAGAAGATTTTGAGCAGCAGTGGAAGGAGGTGTAAACGATGAATAAACGGCAGAGAAAGAAACAGTTTAAGAAGATTCACGGCATGAATCCAAGGGATTATTTCATGAAAAGCGAAAATGCTCCGAATACAGTTATAGTTTTTGTTAATTCGAGTAAAATGATCAGATTGTTATGCAAAATGGATGGCGAAACTTGGGAAATTTGTAGAGAGTGGTGGGGACAGTCAAATGAATAAAAGGCAGAAAAAGAAGCGATTCAAGAAACTTTATGGTATGAATCCAAAGCAGTATCAGCAGGCTATGCAACTGACATCACTTGAAGAACCATTGAAAAAAATTATGGATTCAGAAACAACTACACTTGCAGATTTGGGGAGTTGTCTTGGGAGAATCAAAGAAGGACTGCAAAAATCAGTTTCTGCTTTAGGAAAGTTGAGTTGTGAAGCATTCTGCTTTTGCTTAGAAGAACTTGGAAGGGAGCTAAAAAAACGAAGACAAAAATGAAGTTTGAACGAATCAGAAGTGTAGATTATTATTGCTGCCCAGCTTGTGGAATGGCCTTTACGGATAGGAAGGAGGCAGAAAGACATTTTCGATACGATCATCAAATAGAGATTTGTAAAGTAATCCGTTGCAATATTTGCGGTACTGGTTGGGATGCAAAAGTATATGGTGAGCAAGAAGCTAGAAGGAGAGCAGATCAGTGCTACCAGAGCCATATTGATTCTGGCAAGGCGGATCAGATAGCGGCACAATCATATTTTGCTTCAAATGGTCGTATTGGATATGTAAAAAAAGCACGGAAGGAGGATGTGAGGAAGAATGATTTTTGTATTTGAAAAAGATAAAAGAGAAATTCATTGCTATAGTGAAGTCGATTGTCTATATCTAATTGGAAATAAAGTGCACATTTGTAATGTGGTTGAAGAATACAGTTCGGAAGAAATGGCAAACAAAGCATTTCGCACCATTCGTTTTCGAATTGGTTGGGGATATGAAATTGCCCGTAGTGAAGGATCAGTTGCAGTTCACATGCCTACAGAATACGAGCTGAATAACGAGAAAAAACAGTTTGAAAATCCGCTGTATACAATTGCAGTATACCGCATTCCACGTGATGAGGCATCTTTTCGAAAATATCTAAAAAACCTCTTTGATGATATCTTAACAGAAGTAGATTACATTATACAGGGTGATACCGTAGAGGATTTAGAAAAAGAATTGAAAGATAAGCCTATATGGGATGGGAGTTTTTACACTCTTTTCGAAAATTTACGCTATGAAGACATTGCGAGTGGGGAATTTCACTTTGGAGAAATTAAGAAAGAAATTGAAAGATTTGAAAGGAAAAAGAAAAGAACATATTGCAAGTGGGAACAAGAGAAAGATGTATTTCATATCAAAACCAATTGCAGTAGCGATGCTATATCTATCGGGACTGATTTGTTGAGCAAAATCAAGTACTGTCCATGCTGCGGCAGAAAGATTAAGTTTATAGGAGAAGATCAATGAAAAATAGTCATGACGACGCAAAACTAAATAGCTTAATGGGAAAAAATGTAAGGGTGACATTTTTTGAAGGTACACAGTCAGTTGGAAAGCTTGAACGCGATTTTGATGGGAAATACAGAGTCGATAACTGGAGGTTTCGTAAGAGCCATATCAAGAAAATAGAGGTTGTTGATGAATAAATACAGCAACATTGCAAAGGCAAAAGCCATAGAGCAGGAGAATAAAAAGCGACTGCTGAAAATCAATCCCCAGCTGAACGATGAAAGCGGAATCTACATTTTGACCAGAAAGGATGAGAATGGCTTCCAGTTTGCGTATATTGGGCAAGCCATGCACATACTTAGCAGGTTAGCAAGCCATATGGTTGGCTACAAACAGCACATAGACCTAAGCCTGAGAAAGCACAAACTGTATTCAGTGGACAATCCTTACGGGTGGAAGGTTGAATACATGAATGTTCCTATTGATCAGCTTGATGAACAGGAAAAGTATTACATCAGATTTTATGCAGAAAATGGCTATCAGCTTCGGAATGTTAGCCTGGGTGGACAAGGTGAAAACCGTTCAAGCGGAACTATAGGAGACAGAAAGCAACCTAGAAGCTACTTAGAGGGCATACAGCAAGGTAAGAAATCGCTAGCTAAGGAATTATCATCTATCGCAGAGAAACACCTTACAATCGCTGTCAAGCCCGAAAAACAGGGTAACAAGGTTTCAGAGCGCCAGAGAGATAAGTTTATGGAGCTTATCAGTGTCGGGAACTACGAGGAAACTAGTCAAATAAGTGCGAAGTAGTGGGGAATGTGTTTGATTCTAAACCAGGAAAGGAAATGGCAAATGAGAGAAGATGATATTAGAACAATTCCAGATGGAAGTCATTTTTACTTTAAAAGATTTGAGTGGATTGTGTTGGACAATAATGTAGAGGGTGGAGTTCTGGCAATCATGGCATCCAGTTGGAATGGAGATGAGTATTGTTTTGATGAGGACTGTTGCAACAACTATGCAGAATCGAGTTTGCGTAGAAAGTTGCTTAGTGAACTGCTTCCCGTGTTGGGTGAGGATAATTTCATTCCTCATGAGGTTGACTTGGTAGCTGACAACGGTGACGATCGTTACGGCACAGTCAAGGACAAAGTATTCATCCTGAGTTGTGACGAATACAGAAAGTACCGCAAGAATGTTCCATTACTGCCTGAGTGGATGTGGACTTGCACACCTCGGTATATCACAGACACCGGGAGCGGTCGCGACGTTCGCCATGTGTACACGGGTGGTAGTCTGGACTACGACATTACGGACAGCACGTATGGAGTTGCCCCTGCTTGTGTATTCAATCCAGAAAAAGTGAAAGTGGGATACACAATTCCAACGGTTGAGGAAAATCAATGAACAGTTAAGAGACATGCTGGAGGCGCGAAACAAAGTCAAACGCCTGATTTATTCTATGAATTGGGTAGATTCAATCAAGCTGCCAGAAGGGGGCTGCAACCATGATGAAAGTAAAGATGATTTCAGCCGTGGTTATGTTGCTGGATATTATTATTGTATTGACAAAATCAAGAAGCTGAATGGCTTAGGATGAAAACATGATTTAATTATAAGAAGTGCTGTGGGGTTAGCTGCTGCGGCAGCTAACTTCCTTGAAATAAGTATTCATGTGATGTAGGAGGTGAGTAAATGAAGGCGCTTACGTTAAATGAACTGCGGCAAATGGTCGGTCAGCCAGTCTGGTGTCCAAAGGAAAATGCATATGGAATAATAACGTGCGATAAATACGGAAAATGGGCTGAAATCCCATTTTTGTACGGAGTATGTAAATACGAAGAATCAGCAGTTGAATTTAATCACAATATTGTTAGCAGAAAGCTGAAATGCTTCAAAATTGAAGATAAGAAAGAAATTCCAATGAAACTATTGTCAAAAGTAGATGATTGTGGAAATAAAAAAATGGTATGCCCGAACTGCCAGAGGGCAGAGATATTTACGGCATCAGCAAAAATATATCCGTACTGCCCTTGGTGCGGACAAAAATTGGAAGGAGAGGATGTATGAAGATCTGGACAGAAAAAAAGCTTATTGAAGAAGGCTACGATATCCGAAACGCACAAATCAAAGGTGCGGAGCTGACAATGGAAAATCACGGTTGCATATCGTTTGATGTCGTTGTTGAAGGTGCAGGTTGGGGATGCGTTTTTGGCGGATATAGTCTCGGACACGGTTATCTGGGGGGGCGAAAGAATTTAGTAGCTATGGTCCGGGAATGGAATCCATTGCTAGAATAATGGATACAGTCGGAGTTACAAAGTTGAGTGATTTAGAGGGAAGATATATACGAACCGCAGTAACTGGAGATAGAAGATTAAAAATTATTGGAAATATAATCAATGATAAGTGGTTTGATATCAAATCATTCTTCGAGGATGCACAAGAAAATGATAATAAGGTATCAGAAGGGAGCAATAAATGAGTATTAAGCATATTATCTTATGCATCGAATTTGTATTTCTTGCAGTTCAAATCATAATGGCTAGAGCTGCATACAAATCTCCGTTAAAGTACGGAAAAACTGCTGAAATCGCGAATATTTTAGCACTTATCGTTATACTGCTGTGCAACATAGCAATCATAGTTTTAAATATTATGGGGTGAGGTGACACTAATGTTCAAAATAATGAGTCGAAACAAATACGATGGCCTAATCAGGGAGAATGCAGAGCTTAAAAATGCAAATGCAAATCTTGAAGATAAACTGGATCAGTTTAAAGCAGAAAAAGCTGTAAATAGCAAGTATAAATGCGGAGGATATTGTCGCGTTTGTGAGAATGTATACGAGATACCGAGCTATACCATAGGTCGTGATTATGGATGCTTACTGAATGTAGAATGCGAATCCTTTGTAAAACGTAAAGAATGAGAGGAGTTGAATATTATGCAGATAATTAAGATTGTTTTATGCGTGGTTATGCTTTTAGCCCAGCTTCTGTGCTACATAGGCCCCAAAAGGACTAGAACATTATTTGGAGCATTGTGGATTATATCGCTGATACTTTTGTGGGTTTTGATTCTTTTATAACGTTATTGATTTTTTATAGGAACGAGTTGTAAAAAACCAAAAGAAAAATACAGATACTCACATGTTGGCAGGAGAGACTATGATAAACGGTGAATTAGTAGTAGACAACTTTGCAGGTGGTGGCGGAGCTTCAACAGGAATAGAGATGGCAACAGGGGTAAGTGTTGATATTGCAATCAACCATGATCCAGAAGCTATCAGAATGCATC